TCACCTCGCTAGTCTAATAAATCAGTTTCTATAAATGGTAATTTCAATAATATATTAGCGGTTACTCCATCTTCGTTAGATACTCTGGATAGATACTTGGTACTTTTCTTTAACACAAAGAATCCGTAGCCATCATGTATTAATTTATGGTCGGAATCAATATTAGTAAAACCACCTGTTAATTCTTCTCTAGGTTCAGGGATTGCTGGAATATAAAACATGTAATACCCCCTTTATACTATTAGCAATACAGTTCCACTTGCTAATGTCACTGCTGTTAATTCGCCACTAATTATAGTTCCTGCTGCTAATGTACCCCAATCTGCACCTGTTGATGCTGTTGATGTACCGTTCTTTGTATATTCGCTTGTAAGTACCGTAAATGCTGCACTAGCTAGTACTACCATCGTACCAAATTTGCCAGTTATAGCAGTTGTGTCTGTCAGTAATATGCCACCTCTTTGACCGTGCTGTAATTCCATTAATTCCACTTGTCTTGCTTCACTTAATCCCATCTATTTAGCTCCCTTCTTATGTTTCTTAGCACACGCTAGTAATTGCCCTTTATTTTCATGCGTACCACCACAATACTTGCAATCTAATATCTTAGGTGATTCTACAAGTTTGGCTTTTTTGTCTAGTGATTCCCATATATTAAATAGTAATTTTTGTTCTACTGTTACTATATCTTTTTCTTTTATAATATACATACAATACCTCATTTAAAGGGGCATATAGCCCCTATTAATTATACTACTTCCATTGTCACTGTAATTGTTCCAAGTGCATATGTAGCTGCTGAACCAGCTGCCATGAATAAGCAAAGTGCATCGCCTGCTGCTAAAGTGCCTGCTGCGGTTGCAACTGCTGCTTTAGTTACTGGCGTGTTTGCTGTGCTTTCTAAGTTAAATGCTGCTGCTAGTACTACGTCACCTGATGCTGGTGCTTCGCCTGATGTTAATTTTTCAATGGTTAATGTTCCTGCTTGTCCAGCTGCGGTTACATGACGCTCATATGCTGATACTACCTTACAAGCTGCAGGTGCGATAAAGAATGTCTTTGCAACATCTGCTGCCACTACATCAGGATAGGTTACTGTAAATCTTGAACCTACTATGAATTGACCAGTACTTAATGTTAATGTACTAGCTAACGTTTGTGCGCCTGTTAATGTTTGTGCACCTGTTACTGTTTGTGTGCCTGATACTGTTTGATCTCCTGTTATAGCTGATGTACCAACTACATTAAGTGTATCTGTTGAAGCATCCCATTCGACATACTTGCCTGTGGTGTCTCCAAATGCTTTAACATCGTGTCCGTACGTATCGCTACCGAAATAGCTTTTCATATATTTAAAAAATCTTCCGTATTTACTTTGTCCCATAATCATTCACTCCTTTAAGTGATAGGGGACCGAAGCCCCCTCAGATTAATAGTTTCTATGATGGATTGTTTCCGTAAATCCAAGCCCATGAGTCCCATCCTTTAGACCACATACCAACGGCCTTATATGAACCAACCTCAGTATTGAAGTCATCTTCATATTCAACTTTCTTAGGATCACGTGCATTGTACCAATTGAGATATTGTTTCATCAAGTCTGGGTCCGCCAAGAACCACTTCTTACCTGTGATGTAAGGATTATGAAGGTAAGTCACTTCATCTTTGTAGATGTTGACTTGATTGTCGGCTGTGAAAGGCTCTATGTCAGAACCAACGATTTGCTTAGCTGTCTTCAACCAGTAGTTACCAACAATGATAACTCTAGGCATAACGCCCATAATATCACCACGGTCATCTTTGAAATCGTACATAGCGTTCGTTACAAGTTCAAGATTGTCAACAGTAAGGTCAAGTGTTCCTGTGTTGTTCTGAGCATCGTCACCTGGTACATGGTGGTGAGCTGCGCTACATAATGCAACTGAGTCTGGGCCTGTTGCAGTTGCCAAGAAAGCATTGTTAAATGTAGATGCTCCATGAGTTTGACGTGTCTTGTATACTGAATAAGCAAGTTTGTCAGTTCTTCTTGCCACTTCTTTATACTCTTTAAAGTCCATTACTTCACGTTCTACTTGGATGCCGTTAGAGTACTTGATATGGCGGTAGTTCTGCTCATACCCCTTACTGAAGTCATCAAAATTAACTGTTCCGTTCCATTCAACCATTTGACCAAGTGCGCCAGTTCCTAAGTGGTTTTCCTGTGAACGTGTAGACTTTTGCTCATGATACATCATTGGAATATAATCAATCCTCTTTTTAGTATATGCGTCAAATACTTCTTGAATAGAACCTTCTAGTTCTATAAAATTCTCTCTAATAGTTGCCATTTATTTCACCTCTTTCTTATATTTTATAATCCGATAGGTCCATTGCCAAATTGATGTAATCTAAATTTTACAAATATTGTGAATGTGTCTGGGTCGACATCAACGATTTGTAATGCTTCGCCGCCAGATGTTGTCCAGTCAATATCCATGCTGTCAGCACTTAAATCCCAGCTATAAGCTGTCATTGCTAATGGTCCTGGGCATAGATAAGCAGTATCACTGGCTGCTAATGCAGCTGTTAATGTTTCAGCAAGTGTAATAGTTCCACCTGAACCAGTAAAGTCACTGATTGAAACACGCTTGCCGATTAAATCACTATCTGCTGCACAAGTAACGATTTGAATTGCGCCACCATTGAAATAATTATCTGTTGCAGGTAAAAGAGTAGAATCCACAAATGTAGAAGTACTTCCACCTGTTGCTGTAAGTGTAAATTTTGGTACATATGAAAATACTGCTGATGGTGATGTGTAAACTTTAATTTTGAGCCCTGATTGTCTGCCTGCTGTTGAACCATCATGTGCTTCCACACTGTTAAATACAACTCGCTAAATTGTACCGCCTATTTAAAGGCTCCATAGTTTCCTATGGTATCGGACTATATCTTCACCCTACTTCTAGGGGTTTCCCATTTCCACTTCGCTTGAAGCGTACTCCATTTCTGGATAGTCTCTGAACATTCCTCAATTAATATATTTCCATTGGTATCCATAAGCTATCTTACGTTTACCTGAAGCAACCGTTCTGAATTTATCAGCCATTACTTTTATTTTCTTAGTGTTTCCAAACTTCTCATTGTTTAGCCATTCTGCTGCTTTATAAGATGATTCAAATACTTTTTGATTCTCTACACACATTATTTTCTTCTTATTACAAGCTGTGGCTAATCCAGTTTTAAAAGCATGGATATTATTCTCACTACCAGTAACCCATTCTAAGTTATAAAGCCTATTATCAGATTTAATACCATTTTTATGATTGACATATGGTTTGTTGTCTGGATTGTCTAAAAAGGCTTCTGTTACCATTCTATGCACTCTCGTATTCTTTCTTCTATCATGCACACATAAGTTAACTAACATATACCCGAACAATTCACGTTGTTTTAATAACTTACCTTTTCTTTTTATTTCGCCACCTGTCAATGGATTAACTAAATCTATAACTCTATCAAGGCTTCTTACTCTACCTAAGTTACTTACCTCATAATATCCCTCATACCCTTTAACATCTTTCCATTCTTCCATTTCACAAGACCTCCTTAGTCTTATTAGTATTAATTGAGTTTTTGCTGCTGATTGCCATATCTTTTGACTTAGGGTTCCAGCAATTAAAGAAATTCTTTAGATAATATTACTATCATCTCGACCAAAGCTATTTAGCCGCAATACCAATAGCTGGATCGTTAAGATCTGCATGGGCTACTGCCTCCACGCCTGTTGCTGGTGTGAATATAACTGGTTCGCCTAGCTCGATTACTGTTCCTGTTGCAATATATAATTCTTGCATGATTGCTGTTGAGCATCCGTTTTGGTCATATGCGTATCTAAACATAACTTAATCACTCCTTCTTTTTTTTGCTAATCTCTTAGCAAGACTTTTTAGTGAAACGCCCATTTCTTTAGCCATAAGTTTAGCCTCATTGCTTAATACAACGGTCTGATTCTCAGCGCCAACCTCTTTCTCGACTGTTCTTTTAGCTCTGTCTTGAACGTTGGCTAATGTGCGTTTTTCGGTTTCTTTCTTACTATCTGCCAATAGTTCCTTTGCTCTTGTGCCTAGTAAGTACTTATAAGCTGTATCTACATCAATTAGTTGTCCTTTATCAAGGTTCTCTTGTATGAGTTCGTCAATCTCAGGTTCTAATTCTTTGAAATACAGTTCATTTGCAAGCTCTTTCTTTTTAACAAGTGCTTGGTCCTTATGGTCTCTTGTTTGATTCTTAAACTCTAGTTCTTTAATGCGTTTATTCTTCTCAATCAACTCCTTAGCTTCTTCCTCTGTAACATTATGCGCTTCAGAGTATTCAGCAATTTCGTCTTGTGTCTTATTCGCTCTGGTTCGTTCTAAAGCCGTGTTGAAATCCATGCCTAATAACTTTTCAAATTCCTTGACTTTTGTTTCATACTCATCGGCTTTCGACTTGTATTCATCGGCTTGACCACTTTTTTTATCGTAGTTCATGCCCATCTGAAATCTTGCACGCAAATCTTCTAAGTCTTTAGGCTTTACCTTTTCACCATTCACCGTACCCTCAAATTCTTCTAGGAATTTCACAACATAGTCTGGGATGTCTGGTTTGACCTCAATGACTTCGTCTGTTTCGTCCTTTGGTAAATCCTCGGCTACTGCTTCTACTTCTTTTGCTTCTTTGGGCTTTAACCCCATTGCAGATCTTACATCGTTCATATCGATTGCGTCAATGTCCTCTATAACTTCGACATCTTCAACAATATCAACTGGTTTCGTAACTTCTTCTACTGCCTCTGGTTCTTCTGCAAAATACTGCAAGTTCATTTTAATTAGAGTTGGTTTACTCATGTTTGGTACTCCTTTCGCTATGGTTGGCGATTAATTTGTCAGTTTAATGTCTTAACGGACATCTTGCTATTATTGTTGTAATGGTGTTCCTTGCTGTTGTTGTTGTAATAATTGTTGTACATAAGCCTCTTGTTGGTCTTGTGGTAATGCTTGTAATTGTTGTATGATTTCATCAGGTAGTGTTTGTACAAATGCGTCAAGGTCAGGTCCATTGGTTTGTGGCTGTTGAGACATTTGTTGAACTATCTGTTGTATCTGTTGCATGACTGCTTTCGCTTGTTCAGGAGGTATTTTACTTAACATATCCATGATTTGCAATGATGCATCTTGTTCCTTAAGATTATCTAAGACATTAGTCTTTGGTGGAAACTTGCCTTCTTCTAAGGTGTACCATAAGTCTTGCATTGTCATGCCTTTCATTTTAAACATTTCAAATGCTGTAGAAGTATAGTAGTTTCTATCAGTTGGTTTTTCATCTACTATGTTGACATATACATCGAATTCAGGTACAAACTTTTCTTGATTAGTTGTTTCATTACCATCTTCATCAGTGACGGTTTCTCTATCCCACACTTGCATTATTTCGTCTCGGTTGAATATTCCTTCTTCTTCCTTACCGTCTGCCCCTTTGATTCTATAATATCTATCCTCTGTGTAAAATTGAGTGAAAAGTCCTATCCTAAGTTGGTTTACTTCGGTTAAGAAGTCTTCTAATATTTCTACTTTAGCTTTTGTTCTTATATCTGTTCTTGCACCTAATTCTGCAATGGCCCTGAATGGTGTGTTAGCACCTGGACTAATACCTTGCTGAATTGGCGTGTTTTGTGAAATAGTCTCTACCATTCTTTGTTTATGTTCTTTATAATTTGTTATGCTTGACGGAACTTTAACTGATGGCTTTTCTTTAATTTTATTAATGTCATCGACTTCGTGCATCATGCCACCTTTGCCACCTGTTTCTTTAATTTTCTCTAGCTGTCTAGGGCTAATAGCACCTGGGGAGTAGTAAGAACCACCTAATCCTTCACGACTCATGGAATCTAACTCTATTTCATCAGCTTTATTGTGCGCTACTTGTGGAACCATTATATTTCTAATCTCTCCAAACCCAAATTGGTTGTTTTCGTCTTGGTATAAACACTTATAAACAAAATGGTACTTACCATCTTCATACATATATGGCTTGTATTCAAGGAGCTCTTGACTAGTTGCATATGCCACATGGACACCTTTTAACGTACCTTTTGCCATATCCCTATAATCTTGCGCTCTATATGTATCACCATCTGCTTCGGCTTGGTCTGCTTTATCATTAAACTCTTTCTTCTGTTCGGCTGTCATATACTCTGGTGTACCTTTGTGCCATGATTCGTACATCCATACTTGTTGTGGATCAGAACCTTCATCTTGAAGTGGTTCGGTATTGTTGTCGGCTATAATAACTTTGTTAGGATATTTTTCTTCTAGTACTGCTACTTTCTTTCTAAATCGTCTATTGATAAATTCGCAATCTTGTAAACGTTCTTCTAAGTCTATGATTGCAGGGTCAAAAAAGATATTTCTTCGGTCAACTCGCTCAATCCTTACATCACCAACCCAGCGTTTATCAGCATAACCACCCATCCAATCAGCATCCCATTCTACAGCACCAATAACAGGACCATAACTAATAAAGTCAAGTACCAACCGTTTCCAGATTGAACTAAACTTGTTTCTATTGTCATTGAATATTGATACACACGTAAGTTTTTTAGCAATATCGTCATCTTTTTCTTCTACACCTTCTATGCGTGGTTCTGGTGTGTTGCCTGTGATGTTAGCGCATATATTCATAATTGCTGGGAATACAAAGTTATCAACTGAATTAGGTCTAACCTGTCTTGCTGCTTTAGTTCGGTATGCAAAGGAAGTAGACCATTGATCGCCTACAAATATCTTGTATTCATCTTCCCATATTTGAGATATACCAGTCTTAGTATACTTACTATCTGAAGTACTCGTACCTCTAACTGATTCGGCTTCGCCCTGTTGCTTTATGATTCTATGTAGCAATGTTTGTTCTTTTTGTTCAATTGGATTAAGTACTTTAGTTTTCTCTTTCACTTTTCCACCTCTTAATTATAAAAAGTATTTGCTTTCCTTTGCTCTGCTCTTTCTTCTGGTGTTAGCTCTTTCTCTGCTTTAGCTTCTTTTACTACATTTATGTGTGTATACAAGGCCTTTACAGGGGCTATCTCTTTAATAGGCTTGTTACTATACCTACCTAGAATAAAACCTGTTAATACGCCTGCTAGTACTCCTATTATGGTTAACATACGTTCACTCTCCTAACCTAAGCTGTAATATTCATCTTTTTCATGTACTTCATAGCACGCATTAATCATGCCTGGCGCTTCCGATTCAAACAACACAATCTTTTTGCTCCGATTTAGCTTGCTTAATTTC